GGAACGGCATGATACAGACTGTATGCAGGTAACATGTCACCTATGTAATCATCTACTAAAGTTTTATAAGCACCTGCTAAAGTTCCTGCTGTAATTTCATCTTTAAGTTTCTGAGTTAAATCCGTTCCTAGTGCGGTTTCAACATAGAGCTTTTGTGCTTCACGTACAAACGGAAGTAATAAATCTACATCAACATTTAAGTTGATTGCTGTACTGTCTTTTAGTTTAGCTTCTGATATAAATAATACGTATGCCATAGTTATACATTTTTATATTTAGCAATTAATTCAGGGTTTACAAATCCATGATTAGGCATATCGTGTGGTGCAACTGATACTTCTTTTGCATTTCTCGGTAATTTAACCCCTCTACTTTTTGCTTCTGTTGATGTTATTATTTTGTCTGAGTTCTTAGGTCTTTTGCCTTCTTGTACTAGTATGATTCTGAACCACTTGTGTTCACATAGTGCGCCTCCTTTCCATTTCCATATACTATAAGTTGCAGCACCCCCTTTACCCCACCCTGCATTTACAGGTTTTGTTCCCATAGATATTATATCCTCTTTCCGATATATTTTGTTAGCTGCGGTCATTTTTTTGCAAAAATCTCTTTCACCCCTTGTACTACCAACATATCTATATCTTACTCTATAAATATCATCTACATAATCGGTTTGTTTGCTTTTTTGGTCTTGTCCTGACTTTCTATTCGGGTAAGCAGACCCTGTATTAGCAAATTCATAATAGTCAGAATTTAATTCAGTTTCAAAGTCAAAATCTTCTAATTCATCTACTGTATTTTCTTCACTTATTATTTCATAACCTTCAGGTATATCTTCACCAAATTCTTCAATCCAACTATCTAGTTCTGTTTTCTCACTTGAAAATTCATCAGCTACTACTTCTTCTTCTTCTGTTAAAGGTTTAAGTCCTAATTCTTCACGCAACTCATCTTCAGTAAGCACCTCTTTTAAATCTTCTGCACTCCATTTAGTTGTAATAGGTTTAAGCTGTACAAACTCTAAAGGTAAGTTCATTTGATTTACTTCTAGTATTAGTTTTAATGTCTTTAGAATGTTTTGTTGGAATGGTCTTACAACTGTATTATTATAAAATTCTGCTGCGGCATTAAGTTCATTTACATTTGAACCTAATCCTGTATCTGATTTAATTCCCATAAGCATAGGGCTTGTAACCCTGTGAGCCGTGAGAATGTTTTGTACCAAAAGCTCCTGAAGTGCTAAGTATTGCTTGTCAGCATCTGATACACTTATTGGTGTAATCTCAGGTGTTCTAGTTTTATCATCAGAGAATGTCAGTATAAACTTTCCTGCATTATCTGAGCCTGTAAACTTTTCTGCTAAACTTTGTTCTATCTGAAATCTTTCCTCTTGCGTAGGCACACCATTAGCAAAAGATATAAAATAAGACCCACTAAATCCATTTGATATATTGTTTAAGTGAAACTCTGCAACCCTTTGGTCAACTAAACACCAATTACAACCTGCTAAGTAATCAGGTGTATGGTATATGTCCATATTAGGACTATAAGAACCTGTATAAAGCAACTGACTAGGTGAAGTTCTATCATTCACATTAAAGGCAGGTATAGGGTACGGTCTGTTACCTCTAAGGTTTGCCCAATCTGCTGATATATAGTAAGTATCTACTCTGCCTAATTCGTTAGGTCTACCGGCTCTAACCCTCTCGACAGGCACGTGATATATTTCTGCTATCTGAGTTCTATCTTGTGACCATACTATATTAAGAGCATAACCACCCTGAAGTTTAAAATCAAAAGCTACTTTTTTAATAACTGAATGTAAACTTTCTTTACTATTAGGATGTGCTATAAATTTTTGTAGTTTAACAAATGCTTCTAAATTTTCATTTTCTTCAGCTATTAAATCTTCACCTGCAATCATTTCTGCTGTAGCGTTTACAATAGCAGCGTGTGTACTAGAATTGTAGTAAAGGTCTATAAGAAACTGAGGGTAAAGGTTGCGCCAATCGTCTGTGCCA